ATGAAAAAGAACAAGAAGAAGCCTTTCTTAAAGGCAACACAAAGATTCATTGGCCATATGGCAAGCACAACAAGATTCCGTCAATGGCTGTAGATGTAATCCCATATCCTGTCAATTTCGATGATGCGAAGCTTCATATTTGGTTTGGTGGTTATGTACAGGGTATCGCACAAAGATTGAAGGATGAGGGAAAAATGAGCCATTCAGTGCGTTGGGGTGGGGCATGGGATGGATTAGGTAAACTAGATAGACCAGGGCAATTGAATGATGCGGTGCATTTCGAACTTGTGGAGTAAATAGTAGTAGCGGAGGGTTAGCTATGAAAAAGCTGCGTAAGTACGTTAAATCTCGGCGTGATATTGTAATAACTGCGCCATTACTGTTATGTTTCGTTACATTCTTATTTAATTTTGTGTCTGCGATTAAGAAGGGTAATATTGATAGCACGGCATTTAGCCAGCTTATGACGACTGTTGATGGCTTTGGTACAGTGTGCAGTGCTATAATAATGCTAGTAATGCGTCGTAAAAAAAAGTAATATTCGATTATTCAATGCATTAAAGGATTAATGACTATGGCAGGAAAGCCTAATCCACCAAAGGTCTATGCCACAGAACCTGTAGGCAGGCCATCTAAATTCACTCCAGAAATACGCAATGGTATCATTCATGCAGTTTCAAGACGCGTCCCTTATTGTTTAGCCGCCGAGGCCAACGGTATATCAGAGCCAACGTTATATGCGTGGATTAACATCGGCAAGCAGCATTTAAAGGACGGAATTGAGTCAGATTATACAATGTTTATTAAGTCCTTAAAAGTTGCTGAAATGTCCCGCATGATGGAGCATACGGATAAAATAGCCGATCATGTCGATAAATGGCAAGCTGACGCATGGCTTCTTGAGCGTAGATGGCATAAGGACTGGAGTGCAAACGCACAACTCAATGAACTCAATCAAAAACTTGATACCCTCTTAGACGGTGGAACTAATGAAAAACTCAGAAAAAAAGAAGATGATGAAGAAGCATGAGAAGAAAATGCATGAACATCTTGAGAAGCACTTGCATGAGAAGCCAAAGGCTATGAAATCATCAAAAAAGAAAGACCGCGGATATTAATAGTGAATGATTTTAAAGCGGGCGATGATGCGTGGTATTTTACATTTCCTGAGGACGGCTGTGGTGGATATGATATTGATGACATAGAGCTTGGCGCAACTTATAATCTGCTGCAAGTTACTATAAACCGTAATCCATTTTTGTCCTTTGCCTATAAAAGTAAGGACGAGGCATTTAAAGCCATGAGAGAAAAAATAGATAAACTGGAACAATCAAAACCAAGGGAGTGGTAAAATGGGTGCTAAATACACATCAAACAAGCCAGACGGATACATGCGTACACGCAATAATATCTATCTTGAGCGTGAATCTTTACAGCAAACAAGAACATTTGCAGAAGCCGGAGCAAGTCGTAACTTGCCAGCCCAGAGCAAAGAAAATTATGGCAAGGATGATATAAGCGGGAAAATATTTAACAAATAAGGATTAATTATGCCATTAGTCAAGGGCGCTAAAGCTCGCACAAAGAAAGGCTTCTCAACTAACGTTAAGCGTGAGATGGAGGCGGGGAAAAAGCATTCTCAAGCTGTCGCTATTGCTTACTCAGAAGCTGGTGAGAAGAAGAAGAAAAAGTAACACCCATTGACCTGTCACGGAAGACTCAAGCATTCACAAAGGACTTAACCATGGCTGTCATACAAAATACGTGGATAGAAAAGCAAAAGAAGAAGAAAGAACTAGAAACCGCGCCTGCATTTGAAGCAGCCCCCACAGACAACTGGCTACCCATCGATACTAAGAAGCCTGTCAAACGCCATACAAGTGCCTCACGTGGCACATACAAGCACTCCCTGAGAGGCATTCGAAAATGAATTGCAAATCTTGTGGCTATGGTAATTCTCGTGTAGTAGAGACTACGCAAAACGAACGTACAAATCATGTGATGAGAAGACGCGAATGCATCAAGTGCGGTATGCGATATACAACTCAAGAGCATATTCATGATAGGCCTAACTTTAAAACTCCTCCCCCCAAGTCGGTGCTTGAGAAATGAACCTAACCGCATCAGCCATAGCCCGCAGAATTGCAGAAATAGAAGAATCACGCCGCAAAGGCACAGAGCAACAAATAACCATTAACGATACAGGGATGATAATACATGCTTCTGACCAGGATAAAATCTATGTTCCGACTGCGACCGGTAGTATTGCTCATGACAATAATAGCTTTGTGCGTGTCATTATGGGCCCTTACGGAAGTGGAAAGTCAACGTGGGCAGCTTGCGAAATTGTTAAGCGAGCCTGTGAGATGCCAATATGGCACAGTGGACGACGACGAAGCCGATGGGGAATTGTACGAAATACCAGTGGTGAACTATCAACAACTACCCTTGCCACATGGCTCGCATGGTTCGAAGAGCTAGGCGATATACGTAAGCGTCAGAAGCCCATCATGACCTATGAGCATACGTTTAATGATGGTCATGGCATAGTGGAGCTGGAGCTGTTATTCATCGCCCTTGATAGGCCAGAAGATGTTAGAAAGATTAAGTCTTTAGAGTTGACTGGATGCTATATCAATGAGCTATCAGAGGTTCCAAAGGCGGCCTTGGCTCATATGAAGGGTCGAGTTAATCGCTATCCTTCTAAAGCATTTTGTCACGAGCCTTACTGGTCGGGCATTATTGCGGACACCAATCCGCCCGAGGATGACCACTGGATATTCAAAGACTTTGAGGAGCAAGCATTTGACCATCACATTCTATTCAAACAACCTCCGGGATTAATCAAGAATGATGATAACAAGTGGGTACGAAATCCATTGGCTGATAATGCTAGTCATTTGCCTGATAATTACTATGAGATGCTTGCCGAAGGACAGTCTCAAGAGTTTATTAAGGTATTTTGTCTTGGTGAGTATGGGTCTGTTGGCTTTGGTAAACGTGTGTATCCTGAGTTTAATCCTGACTTTCATGCGGTGGACTCACTGGCTGCAATACAAGGCGAGCAGCTTATTTTGGGCTGGGATTTTGGGCTTACTCCTGCTTGCACTGTGTTGCAATTATCTCCCCGTGGGCAGCTTTTGATTCTCAAAGAATATGTGGGTGATGGTATGGGAATTAGAACCTTTGCAGAATCTATTGTAATGCCTGGGTTGCTTGTAGACTTTCCTTATTGCAAAGTTGGTGACTTGTCCATAGCCGACCCCGCAGGGGCTGCACGTGATCAGATAATTGAAGAAATGAGCTGTATTGGTGAGCTTAACTCATTGGGCATCCCAACACGTGCCGCTCGCACAAATGACATTGACCCACGCATAGGTTCTGTTAAATACTTCTTAAACAAGATGGTTGACGGTAAGCCCGGTTTAGTTCTTGATAGGCGCAAATGCCCGACACTGTTTAAAGGTTTTGTGAAAGACTATATCTTTGCGCGGGTGGCTGTATCAGGTGAAGAGCGCTATAAGGACAAGCCAAATAAGAACATGGCCTCACATCCCATGGATGCGCTTGGTTATGCATGTTTAGAGATAGCTAGTGATAGAATAGCGGTAGATAAAATGGGTGAGAATAGGCATGAGAATATGTTTAATCCGGGATTCAGGTGGCAGGGATGAGATTTGATATTAGTGTGAGCACAAGCTTTTTAGGTTACTCTAAAGTTTTGAAAGTCGTATTATTTAGTAAATCCGATGAAGAACATGCCAAGGATGAATATAATTCTGGCATTTACGATTGTTGCGCAACTGTCCCTGATGACAAGAGTGCTTTTTTAAGCATGATAGAAGATTGCGTGAATTTATGTCTTAGAACTTATGAAGAATCATTGAGTGAAAAAAATGAAACTCAAATGTAAGTATTGCGACAAATATTACCAGACAGTCCATCAATGCGATAAATGTCCTCAATGCGCCTGTGAGTTTCAACGCATACTTAATAAAACAATGAACAAAGTAACAGAATGTGTAATAGCCATGGGCGGCAAAGACGTAACGGAGGATAAGTAATGCATACGGCAATCGACATGACAGCGCTTCTGCATGATTTAAAGAGCATCGCATTAGAGATACAATCTATCAAATCCCATCAGCAATATATGGATGAAATGATAAACCATTTGCATAAAGAAAATGCTAAACTTAAGTTTTTACTGGAAGATGTAATCACTGAAATAGGCAGAGATGCCAATCAACCTAAGGACTGAATCATGACCGCTCAATCAGCTATAACCCTAATACTAGACTTTGCAGGTGAGAACAACAATGTTGTCCCACGCATGGGAAGGTTGCATTGCCCGAATAACACATTGTCACAGATAGCAGCGGCAGGATTTTTGGATAATTACTTGCACACACAGAACATTGCATTGTTGGCCACAGACTTTGTGGCAGCTGTTGGTTCTAATGGACACCAATGGTACAAGCCTGTGTTCACTGCGGGCTCTTGCCAGTTAACAGTTTTACCATAAACAGAGAAAGGAGAAGTACAGATGTTATTTCAAGATGCATTAGCAAAATTGCATGAAGGCGCTCCAATGAGACGCGCTTGCTGGACAGCAGAAGATGGTTATTTGACATTAATGCCTAGCATGGAATATGTATGGAAGATTGTATTACTTCCTAATCCA